AGTGATTTTGGAGCAACGGCACAAGCGGTGGATTCACAAATAGCGTTACTTGTTACACCAGAACAACAGACCAGGATTAACGAGACGTCAGAAGTAGGGACCACTATGACGCAGAATATCGCTAGAGGAACAGTTCCGGTAATCGGTATGTTGAACTATTACTTTGGGGAAATTCATGACGACAGAATAAAAGCAGAAATAGAAACAAGAACAATGATGTTGGGCGCAATTCGTGATGGTATGAGTGCAGATACTATTGCCTCAGTTCAGCAATATATTAAAGAAAACCCAGAGGGCGTCGCAGCCCAAGCCTTTGATAAGTATGAGTCATCGGGTGGAGCAACCGCCTACAAAGCCGCCGCCATCGCAGCAAATGTAGAAGTTATGGGGCTTCCAGGAGACTTGGAAAGTTTATTAACTGAAGAACAATATGTCGATATGTTTATTAAATTTCAAAAAGATGGTGGAGATGCCGCAGATTTAGAGGCATATCTAAACTCTATTCCAGAAGAGCAAACTGTGACCACTGTTTTAGCATTAGAGGGGCTAAGCCCAGAAGACAGAGTAACTCTTATAGATCAATATAATCAATTAGGGGGTATTTTAGGTGCTGAGGCAGCCCAGCAAGTCGATAACGCACTGCGAGCACAAGCAGCAAGAACTCCCGCAGACCCCAATAGACCAGAAGGCCCAACCCTAGGGCAAGAAGAGCAAAGACTTGAAGGAGAACTTTCTGGCGCACAGCAAAGGCTGTCCGACGCAACCACATTAGGAAGCATTGACGTTGCTGGCGCAGCAGCGGCCCAGCAAGAAATAACTGAACTTGAGAGTCAACTAACAGAGATTAGTTCTAAAATTACTGAAATTAAAATAGGAATGGCTCCAGAAGGTATTGAGGCAATAGAGCAAGCCAGGGAGATGGATGCTTGGTCAGAAGAAGACTTATTGAAAAACATTAAAATAATTTTAGAAACAGAGGGAGACTTAGACAATTTGCCCGAATATTCTAAATGGGCACTAGAATTGGACAGCCTGCCTCCAGAAATAATATCCAAACTTGGAATTGACACAAGTGGTGTGCCAGATGTGAAAGAGTTTGGAGAAATGCTTCCAGAATTAAAGGGGCTTGCTGATGTTCTTTTAACTCTTCCAGAAGAGGACAGATCTTTTGCAACAAACTTTATGATGAGTTACGATGCAGAGGGAAATGGTGAGCCAAAAGACCCTATTCAGTTTGCAAAAGATATAGTAGGTTTTGACAAGTTGGTCGAGGGACTTAGTAGTGAAAAAAGAAATGTAAGAAAAGAAACTGTTGTAGACATCATTCAAACAGTTTTTGATCACAACGGCAATCAGATTGATCCGCAGCAAGCATCTAGTGTTATGAATAGAATGGTTGAAGAGTTGGGAATTGGAATGGCAGAGTTTTTGCAATTACCAACTGATACAATCCTTCAAATAATTGGATTTCAGGTTGAGGTTAACGGATTAAATGAAGCAGCAGAGGCTTATGATAGGTTGGCAAACCTTGCTATGCTGGCAGAAGATAGTGCCGCTGCATCAAAATATGCTGCCTTGGCGACGGCGGCGAGAGAAGCATCTTCTTCTGCTGCTAGATCCGCTGCTGCTGCGGGAATAGTGCGTGGAGGAAACTCCCTCCCGTCTGGCAACGGCGGCGGCGGCGGTGGCGGAGGCGGCGGCGGTACGCCAGAAGCAACTGGTGCAGACATTCTTAAAGAATACATGGAAGACCTAAAGACCCAAAAAACTCTTATTGATAAAATAACAAAAGATGGTAGCACTATCAAATCAGGCTTTGCTCAAGCCTTGAGATTAGCGGGGGCACCAGAACAACTCATTGCCGATATTGTTTCTAAGGGCAAAGATGGCATTAAGATGGCAAAAGAACTTCTTAAAGATAGAGCAAAAAAATTAAGAGAACTAACTAATCTTATGCTAGAGGTAAATAGGCTTGCATTTATAGAATCTCAAAGATCTGCTGCTCAAAGTGCTCGCTCTCAAATGACCGCGCAAAGAGGTTTGCTTAATAGTGGGTTCTCGTTTGGCGTTGCTTCAGACATAGCGTCTGACAGTGACACTGCCCCCGCTGTTGCGGCATCATACCAAAGGCTGCAAGATGCTGAGCGTAATGTGGAAAAGGCTACTAAAAAGGGTAAAGAGGAAAGGGCTAAGGCAAACAAAGAATTGGCGGCAGCCAGAAAAGAGTGGGATGGTTTAACGTTAGCAATTAGACAGAACATTAAACAACAAGAGAAGTTAGAAATATCCAACCTAATTGGTGAAGCAGAGCAAGAAGCGACTAATGCTGCCAATAAAATGAAAGCATCCATGGCTTTGATTAGCAAGGGCTTTGACATTGGCTTAGTGGGAAGAATGACAGAAAGTGAGGCAGTGTCCAATCAGGTTTCTGCCTATGTAGACAAGTTAAGACAACTAGAAAGACAAAAGGATAGAATTTTAAAGATAGACAGAAAAGATAGAACAGATAAGCAAAAACAAAAACTTAAAGAACTCAACTCTCAAATAGGTCAAACAGAAAGACAATACAACAGACTTATTAAATCTTTGAAAAATCTTTCTACTGCACAGAGAGAGTCCTTGGTAACAGGTGCAAGAGCAGGATTTACCGCAGAAATTACCGCAATAAGAAGGCAGGAAGAGGCAGCAAATATCCTTATGGGTAGCGGACTTTCCTATGACCAGGCAAGTTCTATTGCTCAAGATGATGATAGAAGAGATGCAATTCTTGCCACTGCCCAAGAAGTCGGGCGTCTCGAAAGAAAGCAAAGCAGAGTGGTTGCCCAGGGTGGGGGCTTGAAAAAGGGCACTAAGGCTTATAAAGAATGGAGGGACAGAGTAAGAGGGGTAAACAAAGAACTAGACAGTGCAGAAAAAAATCAACAAGAACTTATCTCTGGGGCCATTGAACTAACAAAAGCGCAGCAGGAGGCCGCTTGGCAGGGCAGGGTTAGAGAAATCGGCAAAGAGGTTGATCTACAGAAAAGACGGGGCGACCTAATCAAAGCCGCTGGAGGAGATCAACTTGTATTAAATTACTTAACTTCCATGTCTTACGAAGACATTGTTTACTTCCTGGGGCTAAGCGCAGAAAAACAAAAAGAGTTTACGGAAAATCTCAAGGAGTCCTTTACCGCAGCAGAAAAAATTGCAGACGCCTTTGATCAAATTAATGAAAGACAAGCATATGCGTCCTCAATAAATAGAGCAAAGGCAAATGAAGAGTTTGGCGTAATGGATAGTTTTAACGAACAAGAAAGATCATTGGGTCGCCAAATTACAGCAGCAGAAAGATTAATGGAAATATCTGAGGATGAAGTAGATGCAATACAAGAGAAAAATGATGATCTTCAGCATACCGTAGATCTAAGACAAAGAGAGATTGATCTGCTTCAAAGAAGGTCTGATGAATATAATCGTGGCCTTGAGTTAATTCAAAGAGAAGAAGACAAGATTAACGAAAGTTATGACGAAAGAATAGAGTCTCTTGAAAAACTAGATCAAATAAATCAGCGAATGCTGGAACGACAAAGAGGCCAAGCCTCTCTTTCTCAAGCATTAAGTGAGGGAGACATCTACGCTGCTACTCAAGCAGCCCAGCAAGTTAAGCAAAGCGAGGCTGCTTATGCTATTGAAGAGAGCCGTCAGGCTCTTGAAGAGTCTAGGCAACAAGAACTTGAAAACCTTGCTACCGACATTAACGGGGTAATGCTCACCAGGGAGCAAATAGAAAAAAGAATTGAAACCATTGAAGATGAAATTTATGAAAAGAACAAGGCACTACTTCCCATTCAAGATGAAATTTATGAAAATGGATTAAAGATTTACAATATTCAAGAGGACACCCTTGAACCTCTAGAGGCCCAAATAGAATCTTTGACAAGACAACGGCGTGCTATTTCAGATCTTAGAAAATCATGGCAGGACTACTTTGACTTCTTAGAAGAAAATGCGGTTGACACTGAAACTGGCATTAAATTTAAAGATTTGGCTGTTTTAAGACAGTTGTATGATGCTGCGCTTCGACCAGGGGTTACTGAAGAGCAAGCCTTCCAAGATGCAATCAATAGTGCCGCAGGATCTGGTATAACATTATTGGAAGAGGATATAGCAAAACTTAGATTAGCGTTTAAGATACCAATCTCTGTTCCAGGAGATGATGAAGGTGCAGGGGATACGCCCGCTGATACTGCTGTTGACTCTGAGGTTATTGACGAAGCCACAGAAAGTTACAAAAAAATGAAGGAAGAGTTAAAGAATGCAAAAGATGAAATCAAAAGCATCAATGAAACAACTTCAGAACTATCTGATGGAGTAGAGAAAAAGGTTAACTCTAAATTCAAAGACACTGGTAAAATTCTTCAAGGTATTAAGAAAAAAACAAAAGATGTTATTGCCCTCATTGGAGATGCAGAGTTTTTGAAAAGTCTTTCTTCTGTAAGAGATAGGTTCGTTAGAATTAAAAATGCTATGGCTGGTGTCAAAGAAGATCTTACTGCCACCATACAACTTATTATAGACTTCCCCATTAAAACGCTAAGTGACATTAAGGACAACTTTGTAGAAATAAACAAGCAGTCAATGGGTATATTGGAAAGCATTAGGTCGTTAATCAAAAGACTTAATAATCTAGATGGAAAGGTAGTCAAGTATAAGGTAATTGAAGAAAGAACCATAAAGACAGTTAGCGGCGGCGCTGGCGGCGGATCTGAACCAAGTAATTCAAACGCCCCATCTGCAAAATCATACGAAGATTACCGTGCAGAAACAGCAGCACGCACAGGCTTGTCGGGTAGCAAGTTAACGGCGGAAACCAGAAAGACAATTCAAGCCGATAAGAAGTTTACGGGTGGAATGATTATTGGAGCAGGAGCAAGAGACTCCGTGCCCGTCATTGCTTCACCAGGGGAGTTTGTTGTTAGAAGTTCAATGGTTGACAAATATGGAATGCCCCTTCTTAATAAAATAAATCAGGGGTCCTTCAGCCCATCTTTTGCAACTCCTGCAACAGGATCTGTCGGTGCAATAAAGGTTAATTCAAATACCAATGCAATTAGCGCTCCAACAATGTATAATACTTATAGTGTTAGTGTTACTGCACATACGAATGCCAATGCCGATGACATTGCGAACAGAGCAGTAGCAAAAATTGCAGAACTTCAAAATAGACAAATAAGGAGTGCTCGTGTCTACTAAATCATACATGCAGGGCAGATATGCATTTTTAAAGGGCGGGACACGACCTCAGGCAATGCTGTGGGCCAATAACCCAGGCACAACACAAGACTCTTATCATGTACCAGAAGGCGACGAAGGCAGTGACTTTATCATTGTTTCGGATCACAATAGATCAGAACTTTCTTTTTCTCAAAATAGAATTGAGACACGAGAAAGAATGCTTAACGGCAATATGAGGTCTTACTGGATCGCAGATAAATTAAATGTTTCCTGTTCGTGGAATAGGCTGCCATCTAGGTCCTTTGATCAATCAGTAAGTTTTGACTCAGATGGCAAGGTTGTGGAAAGCAATTACACATCTTATACCGTAGACGGTGCTGCTGGCGGAGGAGACATGTTGTTTTGGTATGAATCTCATCCAAATCCCTTTTATCTTTATCTGTCTTATGACAAATACAACTCTGAAAGTTTATCCGACAATAACAGGCTTCACACTTATGGTCAGATCATAAAGGTTTATTTTTCTAGTTTTGATCATTCTGTAGAAAAAAGAAGCGGAATGTTAAATAGCAACGGATTTGACTTTTGGAACGTGAGCATTGCTTTGGAAGAGGCGTAATGTTTAATTCTGAAGAGTTAAGCCATCATTTACAGACATCTGAAACCATAGTAAACAAGTCTTTAATTTTTGCAGAGTGGAATTTGAACGATCCAGAAAATATTAAAAGACTGGGAAACTACAGGTATCGACCAAGTTATTCTGCATCCCCATATTACTTAATACCTATGAATTATGATGACTATGACTTAGGAAACTACTATACGGGGGCAACTGACTCAGACACAGTTATTGAGAGTGGGCTGAACAGTCAGGACGAACCAACTCTTTTTGTTGATAAAAAAAGAAAAATGGAAATGCTCTTTTCTTTAGAAGAATGCATTAAACCGTTTAGGCCAAGATCAGGGATCAACAAAGTTCTTTATCTTAATCAGTTTATAGATGATGCAAGGGGAAGCGGATCAAGAAGACCTAGATACTACATGGCCTCTAAAGATGATCAGTTCAAGTACTGGACCTCCTTTAGAACAGAAAAGGGAACCCCCACACCCTATTCTGGTCAAACCGTCAGCAATGCAGAGTCGGAGATTGTTCGAGGGCTATCGTTTTATGATTCTGTCAGCAATAGAAATTATATAGAGGACGCTGCTCCATTTGTTGTGTATAAAGAACCTGTACCCACCAACAAAATAGTGATAAAAATGCAGACAAACACGGGCGAAGAAAATCTAGGAAACCTTAGGTATGGTCAACAGAAGACAATTGAAGATCCACTATACGGTGAAAAAAATAGGTCTACTCCTAAAAAATGGAGGATAGAGGTATTAAAAGAAAATTCATGGATTACCGCAATATCCTTTGATGAGCAGAGTGCCAGAAGAGACGGATCAGAAATAATTAAACATGATGGTTATCTTGAGGTTTCTTATGGGCTAAAGATACCAGAAAGATTTTCTCAGTTTAACTACCTTGGACAAATTTCTAGTGAGTCAATCCTTCCCGATACATCAGACCCTGGTGATGCATTCTTAATTAAAGAAAACGAAAACTCCAGAGGAGTCATCTTTATATATGAAGATAACTCGTGGCAACAGTTTACTCCAGAGTATGGGTGGCAATTAACAGATGAAGAAATAAAAAATAAAACACTAGTTGCTAAGGAGTTGTCCGACCCTGACTTCTTTGTAGAAAACAATATTGATTTTTTTAGAGAGTTTGAGTTTATAGACGGTATCAGAATTGTTGTTCAGACAATGAATAAAAAGAATTGTACCTTTGACCTCATAGAATTTTCTCCTAGACTATTTGCTGAAATCACAGAAAAAGTCAAAGAATTTTCTGTTAAAAAAACTATGGCAGATATGGGAAATAGTTCCCTGCCAGTTGACGGCCTTTACGCTTCAACGGGGTCAATTTCTTTAATGGACGAAGACTTTTCTTTTAATGAAAACAATGTTTTTGATATTGAAAAAAATAAAGGTAGTATAGTTTACAAATATCTTAACAAGAATATAAAGTTTATCTTTTATGAAAACATTAAGGATCAAGACAATGATTTTTATATCCCGATCAAAACACTGTACTCTTCAGGATTGCCTCAAACGCAATCGCCATTGTCTAATGTTTCAGTAGACTTGAGAGACTTTTTCTTTTTTTTAGAACAGTCCAGAGCGCCACAACTATTCTTGACAGATATCTCTTTAAGTAATGCTGTTTTAATTTTATTAGACTTTATAGGATTTAGCAATTATCAATTTAAAAGAATTACGTCAGAAGAAATAGTTATTCCATATTTTTTTGTTGAGCAAGGTCAGAATGTTGCAGAAGTTTTACAAAAACTAGCAAGAGCGAGTCAGACCACAATGTTTTTTGATGAGTATAATAACTTAAACATTTTTTCAAAAGAATACGTTTTGCCCCAAAACGAAGATGATCGTGAATCAAGCGGGTACATCCTGGGGGATATTTATGCAGAATCAAGCAATGATCAACTTTACAAGGTCATCGATTTTTTCTATGAAATAGAGAGCCTGCCCCCAGAACACTATGATGGTGCCTTTATTAGTCATATAGATGACGGAATATACGTTTGGTCTGAACAAAGTATGCAATGGGTCAAGACTGATTTAGCGAAAAAAATATTGCAGCCTAACGTTATTGCCTTGTCTTCAGCAGAAAAAAGAGTTTTTAATGATGGACAAATTAACTATACAACAAGATATTTACAAAGATCTATTGGATCAACAAGTGCTGCTTTAAAGATAGATGAATATAAAAACTATATATACAAGCCAGTTCTTTTGTGGGAGGCTTCGGGCAGCACCAACAGGCAAACAATTAATGAACTGGCAGGGCAATCGTCTGGTTTAGTTTTGGGGGCTATCCCCCTTGGATCTAATTTAACAGATGCAGAACCCTACTCATTTAACAATGAAATATATAACAACATTATCGATCTTGGAGAAAACGTTTATTGGACAACAAATTATCAAGGTTATTTTTACTCTTCGGGGGAAGTCATAAAATATGACGCAATAGAGTACTCCGTTTCAGGATTAAGTAAATCTGTTTGGATCTCTAGTAATCAGCAATATCAAGATTACTTTTCCAAATTGAAGTTTAATGGAAAAATGTATCCAACAGGACGAGTAAGAATTTACTGTCAGCCAGAGTTTGTGATGAATAACGAAGAGTTAAGGATCAAGGATGCAAGGCCAATTCTAGTAAATGGTAGAGGGCAATTCGGAACCACCATTGTTTCACATTCGGCGGGAATAGATGAAGATAGTCACTGGAGGAATAATCAGAACGTATACGGGTCTATTCAGGAAGCGTCTTCCTTTTTGTTTGATTTTAGCAAGTACACAGGCTATCCAATAAATCTTGAAAACTCCAACTGTGGAAAAACAAAAGTTATTGGAGATAACACATATGTTGCAGACAACATAGCGCGGTCATCGTTAAGGCATGGTCTAATTAAAAACTTCTTGGCAGACAAAAATTTTACAGAGTCAGAATTAAGTTACAGAAAAACAACAGAGCCTGGGGCCATTCAATCGTCTGCTTTAGTTTTTTCGGGTCCAGAAGTTTCAGAAACCCTTGGAGCACAAAACTTTGTCTCCCATGTGTATAAAGATTTTTTTGATCAGAACAATGCATCAATTCCATACAAGCATTATGGAACAAGAATGAGAGTTATTGGAAAGGTAGAGTCTGGAACTAACAAGAAGCAAACTCCGTCAAACGCTTTTTCGGTATATACGGGTGGAGTTGATGTCGATGCTGGACAAGAAGCGGCTCCTGCTGAGCCACAAACCACAGAGCAATCTGTTTTTATCTACGGTGGATCGGGAGGATTGGCGATTAATGTGGATAAAGAAAAAAACACTGGATATTATTTTGAAATTTTAGCATTAACCTCGGACACAATAGAAGACTACGTTGGTGAAAATAATTTAACAACTTCTACTGCAAGGATATCCTTAGAAACGCCTCCTCAAACAGTTAACACCCAAGTATATTGTTGGACAGAGGAAGAGTTTGATTTAGTGGTTGGGCAAACCATCGTGGTAACAGGGCTTACTGATGCCAATGATCCAGAGGACGACGGCACTTTGTTAAACGGAGAGTACATTGTGTCCTATGTTGCAGAAAATAAAAAATCTTTTGCATATAATATTGGAGTTGAGTTAGACACAACGTCAACAACAGGGGGTAGAGTGTCAACGGTAATAGATGACGAAATTCAATTGGCAAATGTATTTTTTTATAAAGTAGTTGCAGATGAAAATGGTAACGCAATTCCTTATAAATTGTGGACAGGGCTATCTGCAATAAATGTTGATTCTGGAGACTTTTACGGCCAGTCCAGAATATTTGGGGAGGCGGCTACAACTGTATACGATTTGGCAGCAGAGTACGTTAACTCTGGCTCTACAAGAACATTTTACCTATACTTAAATGATAAGCAGGTGGCCGTTGTTGAAGACGTTGAACCGCTAGAAGAAAAAAATTCTGTTGCCCTTTTTGTAAGGGGGAGCAGTAAGTGTATGTTCGAAAACGTTTACGCTCTATCTCAAAACTATTCTCAAAACTCTGTTTTTTCTGTTCAGGATGGGGTGTCGGACGTCTTTGGTGATCAAGAGATAAACGTAACAGAAGCGTTTAGAAAATATTCAATAAGCGGAATTATTCAAAACACTTACTTGTCAGGAATAAGTTCTTTAGAAGATCCAAAATATAGAATGTATTTTGAAGAATTTGGTTCAATAATGAGAGAGGCAGCATACTTTAATGTTCTTTACGATAGAGCCTTTCCTGCACTTTACGCAAAATTAATGAAAACTCAAAATCATCTTAAGGGGTATACGGTCTCTGGGTTCTATGCATGGTCATACGGCGCTGAGTTTTTAATATTTAATTCGACTGACTTTGCTATAGCGCTAGACGACACCAGTGGGAATTATTTGAGAATAATGGGTGTGGCGTTTACGCAAAGTACAAGTAATACTATAAGTGTTGACGACTTGTATAAGAAAAGATCTAATCTATTAGACAACAGGCTGGGTAGTAGCAATGTCTTATCAAATTCATTAAATGTTGATCAAGAATACAATAGAATTAAAAACAGTAGGGATAAGTTTGGTAAGAATGATTTAATAATAGAAACCCCTTACATTCAGACTACTGACGCTGCTGAAGAAGTTTTTAGTTGGATCATAGATAAGGTGTCTAAGCCAAGACAAATATTTGGAATAAAAACTTTCGGCACCTTCAATTTGCAACTTGGGGATATTGTTAAGGTAAAGTTGCAGAACAACGATGGGATAAACGTTTTGTCACAAGATGAAAAAAGATTTGTAATATATCAAATAGATTATTCTAGAAGCAACTCTGGCCTAGAGTTAACCTCCTATTTGGTGGAGGTGTAATATGGCTAATAAAAAAAAGCCACCAGGGTTCTCTACTCAAAAAAATATAATTAATCAGTCATATAAAGATGGCAAGATAACAAAAGAAGAGCGTGCCTTTTTCATAGAAGACTTGAATATTTTTGCCTCTGATGGAAAAATTTCTGCGACAGAAAAAAATGCAATTGCTGAAGAAATAAATATTTCTCAAGGAATATTTCCTAAGCCACCCAGTGCCCCACCGCCACCGTCTTCCCCCACACCGCCTCCATCATCGCCACCCCCATCATCTTCAAGCCCGACTCCACCACCAGCCCCAGTGATTCCTGCAACTCCCGCGCTGCCACCTCAACCACCACCACCCGCGCCACCCGCTATTCCGTTGCTGCCTCAGCCAACCAGTTTTGCTGTAAAACAAGCCGACCCAGATATCATTGTTTTTGACGAAGCCATAGATCCAGATTTTATAGTTGAGTCATTTTTCGAGGAATTTGGAGGAACAGAGTTAATAAAAATCTCCAGGTCTGACCTTATCTTTTCTTCAAAAACAGATTTAATTAATATTAAAAATATTGAAGAAATTCAACAAATTTTTTCATCAAAAAACATAATTCCTATTAAGTCTGTTCAGAACAACTTTGCAAGGTACGGCATAGACCTTTTTAAAAGAAATGTTTTTTCTCCGTTCTTTGACGACAATGGCAACTTGATTATTGAAATAGGTAATGTTAGATCGCATGAGGTTATTGACGTAGAGGTATTGCGTAGTGGTACAATTGACGAGGTGGGTTGAGTATGATTACTAATGGTGGCAAAGAGTTAATCTCAAAATATCTTTTGGGCCAAATTGCAGAGTACGCCACACATATTTCTATTGGCGCGGGGGCAAAGCCACTAGGGGTTGCTGATGAATACCCATCGGCATCTGTTTTGCAAGTTAAAGAGCAGATGGATTTTGAAATGGCTAGAGTCCCAATCGTATCTCGTGGATTTGTCAATGATGCGGGGGAAATTAAAATTACCCTTACAGCAGAACTTCCAGTAGAAAATAGATACGATATAACAGAAGTGGGACTATGGTCAGCAGGATCAAATGTTATTGCATCGGGCTTTGACAGCAGGATTATTTTTACCTTCAATGAGTCCTGGGAAAAACATGGATTGACCATTGAGCAAATACCAGTTCTGGATACCATAGGGCAATCAGGAGACATCACAACAACGGAAAACATTTTCTACGTTTCTTCTAGTGACAGCACCCTAAGGAATAACTCAAGAGCATCTAGAAAAGAAGGGCCAAGGTTTTTAAATAATAAAATTATAATGCGTGGAGACACCGCCGACATCACTTCTAATCACGTTGAAGTTACAGGAGCGCAAATGTTTTCAAGTGTGACCTACTATACCGTGTCCTCACTTCCTGGTTTTTCGGTAGGAGACAAGATAACCATATCAGGATGCTCTAATAGTATATTTAACTTTTCCGAAGCAGAGGTAATTTCTATAGTATCGCAAGGCTCAGATTATCAGATCGAAACAAATAAGTCTAGATATGTAAGTAGTTTAGCCCCAGGTCAGGTAGGAACGGGGTCAATCACCTACTCTGGACCAGGACAGGCATGGGAAGCAGGCTCTTGGACAACATCATCAGGGTCTATTCACATGCACAATAACGCAGTTAACTTTGACATAAGCAACAACTCTCCTAACGATAAAATTAAATTAGCGATTTCTTTAATCGACAAGACAGCCACTGCTGATTCAGGAGATCCAGATAATGTAAAACTAATATTTAATTTCTATAGAAACGAAGTAACAACAACTAGGGGATTTGCAAAAACAGAAATATACATAGATGGATCAGAGTTTTCTGATTCAAGATATAGAGTCATAGAGATTCCAATTTCTGATCTCATTACTTCACCAGACTACACTTCTTATGAATCAAGGACTTGTACGGTTTTTGCTTCTGTAGAAAAAACTGGATCACCATCTTCTGACTACTATGTAGCCCTAGATGCTTTAAGGCTGGACAATGTGTCAACAAATAATCCTTTATACAAAATGATTGGCTACTCTGTTATAAAGGATAATGGGGAGCCTTTGGTCAAGTACCCCAACACAAACAATTATGTAGAATTTAGATTCTCTCTGGGGATATAAGAAATGTCCAATAGCCTGTATTCTGTTGATCAGGAATTCACCTCTAAATTGTCCATACCCTTTAGCAATTTCAAGGAAGTAGACGCTTATGATAATATTTTTTTTATAAGGTTCAGAATATCTACTGAAGATAGAAACATCTCCTCATACTGGTCTCCAGTTTATTCAGTGGATTCAGATTTTCTTTATGAAAATGGTACATCTCAAGTGCCCGGAAAAATAAACCTTGAGAAGATAGGGGCTAATTCAGTAGACTTGTCATGGGATGAGGTTGTTGTTTATAAAGGAAGTAAAGATTTAGAGGTAGGGGTTATAGAAAACTATGATGTTTGGATAAGGTGGTCTGGATCATCTCTTGCGAATCCAAGCGACTGGATATACAAAGAAAGAATTGGCACAACGTCAAATAACATCTTAATTCCAGAACACTACCCCTATCCAGTTTCTTCAAACGCTACTGGTGGAACCACTCTTACTATTGAAACGTCTCTCACCATCCCTATAAACTTACAAGGACAAAAAATTATTTTTACAGCAGGTAAGGGAGAGGGAAATGAAAATACAAT